TCGAGGACGTCATTCATGTCCGCACCGTCTTTGATCATTGTCTTGAGTTCGGGCGAGAGTTGGGCGAGGGCTTTCATGTTGCCCTCATACCCTTTGGCGAGGGCTTCGGCGACGACCGTTTGATCCATCCCGAGGGCTGTGGATACGTCGAGGACGATGCCGAAGTCTTTCGTCGCGCGTTCTATGTCGCGGGTTCCTCGGGTGAGTGCCGCGAACGCCGGGCGGAGTTTGTCGTCCGCGATGCCGGTGGCGAGGCTCATCTTGCCGAGTTGTTTGTCTACCTCGGCGATGTGTTCCTCTGTTGCCCCGGTGACGTTACGGATCGCGACCTCCATCAGCTCGAATGACTTTTGGTCTTCGGCTGCGGCTTTTGCTGCGAGGCCGATGCCTGCGGCGAGCGCACCGACTCCGGCGGCGGCGGCGACTCCGAGTTTCGTAAACGCTCCGCCGAACTTACTGAACTTGCTTTCGGCGTCGTCGAGTGACTTCTTGAGCGGGGCTGCGTTGCCAGAGATCGTGACGGAGATGAGTGCCATTAGCCGACTCGTTTATCGTCTAGGTCGTATTTTTTGATGAGGTCGTCGACGAGTTTTTGGTAGCGGTCTTTTATTTCGTCGCGTCGTCCGTCGATCGCGTCATAGAAGAAGGGTTGCGGCTTGATTCTTCGAGCGGGCCAACCGAAGTGAATCGGCCCGGCATAGGCGACTTCTTTACCGCCGCCCGCTTTTACTCGGGCCGATGTTTTTGATGCGGCTTCCCGGATGGATGCGGCGAGTGCACCGGATAGAACGGGGACGAACTTCTTCGCGTCTCCGGCTATCGCTGAGGCGATCGCCTTATTGACCGGGAGGAACTCTTGAGCGCGGTAGTCAACGTCGTCGGAGAGGTTTTTGAGTTGACGGCGCACCGATGCGAGCCCTTCTACTTTGACGCCGCCCTGCGAACCTTCGACGCGGTAGCCGAACATCCCGGTCGTAGCCATTAGCGAGCCCTCTTTCTTTGTTCGTTCATGCGGCGCACTCCATCGTAGAGCGCCCAGATGACCTCGGGCGGTGTTCTCATGAGTGCGAGCGGATCGATGCGCGTGTGAAGCGCGAGGTCTGCTATTTCTCGGGCGACTCCGCCGCCCGCGATTAGTTTCCCGGGCCGTCCTCATGCCCGACGCCGGCGACTTCTTTGACCCATTCGTCGAATACTTTCGTCACTTTGCCCGAGTTTTTTTCGGCGAGCCATGCGAGATAGTAGAGGGCTTCCATCTTCGGTTTCGTGTTCGGATCGAATGCTTGCGAGATGGAGACTTTCGCCCATCGCTCGAATGCGATTTGTGAGTCTGCGTACACCGGGAATGTTTCTTGCGTTCCGTCCTTCCGCTTGACGGTTACGGAGAGGTCAAGCATTACGCGATGGCCTGCACTATCGCGCCGCCTGTGTAGGTTGCGGTTACTTGCACGAGTTCGCCTACGTTTACCACGATCGGCAATGACGCGAGGAATCGCCCCGGTGGGTGTACCGGGGTGAACTGGCTCCGGGTGCTGCGGCGAGCGGCTCGAAGACGATGGTCACGGATGAGCCGACGTCGCCGAAGATTGCTTGTATCGCTTCGCCGGTAATGAATGAGCCCATGACGGTAAAGGTCGTCTCGGATGACTGCAAGCCTGAGACGAATGTTCGCGAGGCATCTTTTAGCGATGTGCTTTCTAACGCGTCGACGGTCTTCGTCATGGTGATCGACGAGAGTTGGTCGGCGAGGTCTACTGAGTCAACGGTGAAGACGTTGCACGCGCCGAGTGAGGTAACTGTTGCCATGAGTTGGATTAGTCCTTATCTGTGTCGGAGGCATCCTTGCGGGCGCCTCGCGGTTTCTTAGGTTCATCGTAGCCGACCTCTGCGATGAGATTCTTGATTCTCGCCCGGTCGAGGTCAATGCCCGACAATAAGAGGCCCTCGGCTGAGACTATGTCGCCTTCGGCGAAGCCATAAAGACGGCGGGAGGTGACGCGGAACTTGTTCATCCGTAGCACACTACCTCGAAGCGGTAGGCGAGCATCTCGACGCCCGACACGGTCACGGATAGCGGTGCAGCTCGTAGGCATCGGACGCTCGTGACGGTTCCGTTGAGTGTCTGATCGGCTTCTATTTTTGTCTTTATGGAGTTCGCCCCGGTCGCGGTGAGGATGGAGTCGAGGAAGTCTTGAGCGGCCCGGTCGCTCATCCGTCCGGTGATGACGGTGACGTCGAGGTTCGCGGTATCTGCTCCGCGTTTCATGACGAGATCCCAGTCGATCGAGAGGTTGCCGACTACGGCGGCGGGCGGGACGATGTGTTCCGGGATGGTGTCGTAGGAGCGGAGGCCCGTGATGTTGAGTTTCGCTTTGAGTGCATCCCTCACGAGAGACGGGGTCACGCGACTACCTCTCGGCGGTACGCCCGGACGATGGCGGAGATGTCGCGCCCTAGCGGACTCATGCGGATCGCACCTAGTTCGGAGAGGCCGAGAACGCCACCGACGGACGAGGCGCGCTTGACGTAGTCGGCTGAGAGAATGAGGCACGCTTCGACGACGTCGTCGGGAGGTGTCCCGAGATACCATCCGTACTTCGCGGTGACTTGTACCTGCGGGCGTCGGTTTATTGGTAGCGGGAACGTAGTCGATCCGACGAGAGTGACCTGCGTGAAGGGCCGCTCTTTTTGTGGTGCCGTCACCGGGTCGAGGATGTAGTCGACGTTATTGACGAGGACGTCGGTGTAGGTTCCGTTGCCGGTCAAGTCGAATGCGACCGCTAGTCCCGAGGTGGAGCCGATGTCGTCGACGTAAAGGGTGTAGAAGTCTGTCGTCCGGTAGAGACGGGCGGTCGCGGTGGCGTCAATAAAGAAGCGACGGTTCGCGATTCGGTCAATGGTGCGAGATGCCGCTTCGATGGCCTGCTCGATGGTCGTCGTTTCGTCGGCGGTGATCGTGCTCATGTTGGCGTACGACTGAAAGGCCGCCAATGTCGTGTACCCGTTTGTGATCGCCATTAGTCCGCTCGTTTCCGTTTCTTTTTCTTTGGAGAATAATCGTCGCGGCCCGGAAGCGGATCATCTGCTGCTCGACTCAAGGAGGCGAGAGGAGCCTGCGAGATGCCGAGCCGCGACGACGCCTTTGTCGTAATCGCGCTTTCGTGGAGCCCTTGAGAGACTCGGATCATGCCGCTCATGATCCGAGTCTACTTAGGGTGCCGAACCTAGAAGGTCGGAGTGATGAGGCCGGTTCCTGAGATACGGGCGTTTGCGGCTGCGTAACGATTCGCCGTAAATGCGCTGTACCCGTAGACGACCATCTTGACTTCGAGTTCGGCGGACTTGACGTCCTCGAATCGCAGCATGAATGGCGAGCCGACGCTCTCCCAGAGGTGAACCTCTTGAGTGTTACCGACGAAGATCGTGTCTTGGTTCCCGACGCCTGCGTTGGTGGCGATGTTGGCGTCGGTGATGACTGGGAGTCCGGCGATCGTGTAGCCCGAGTTGCCGTAGACGACGGAGCCGTTACCTACTGCCATCGCGTTCGTTGGGCCGTTCGCCTGTGGTACTGCGAGCGGACGCTTCGCGTCGTCGACCGCAGCAAGGATGAACGCCAGTCGGCGAGGGTGCATGAGGATGTAGTTCGGGCCACCGAAGAAGGAGGTCTGAATCCTCTGAACCGCGTCGAGCAGTTTTGGATAAAGTTCGTTGACTGTTGGCGATGCGTCGTTGTAGTCCACGACGTTTGCGCCGGGGATGTCGAGCAGGGTTTGAGCGACAAGCTCGAAGTCAAGTTTCGTGTGATACGCGCTCACGAGGTCGGCCATGACGAGGGAGTCGATACCGGTGCCGCGCTCTATTGCTTGACGCGAGACGTTCTGTTGACCGGCGATCGTCTTGACGTCTAGGTCAAGTTTCGTGTCGTCGATGTTCGTCTCTTGTACCGCTGAGCCTTCGGTCTGTTCGGCGACTGCGCTCCCGGTTGTGACCTTCGAGATCGATAGCACCATTCCCGATTGAGGTAATGGGTGCTTGCGGACTACGTCAGCGAATGGGCGACCGGCGCGGGCGAATGGTGCGGCGAGGTCGGTGAGGAACTGAGGCACGACTAGCCCGGCGAATGCACCGGTGCCGACGTCACGCTTCTCGATCTTCTCTTCTTGTAGGTGGCGCGAGATGCGCTCACGGGCGTCGAAGTCGCCGAGCACTTGAGCGGCGAACGCGTCGCGGAGGAACGAGTTCTGGCTCTCTGGGTGATAGGTGCGCTCTTCGCGGGTTACGCGGGCGGGCGATGTTTGACGGGTTTCTACCTTCGAGCCGTCAACCTTTGCGGCTAACGCTGCGGCAGCATCCTTGCGGACTTCGATGTCGGTCACTTGCGCGATGCGCTCGTCGAGTTTCTCGATCTCTTTGGCGAGTGCTGCGACGTTGGCGGTTTCTACTTCTGAGATGTCGCGGTTTTCTTCGGCGGCACGGTTCAGAGTTGCATCGATGAGATCAGCCTTTTGGCTGCGCTTTTCGTGGAGTCCTGAGAGGAATGAGTTCATGAGTTCGGTGATCCTTTTGTGGAGTAGTTGGGGTGTGCTCTCCGGGTGCTCTTGCTCTTCGTGGCGGGTGTCCCTTGCGGGAGGTGCGCTCTTCGATGGGCCGAGGGTGCGGTCGTGAGAATGATACTACAGGGAGGTTGAGCGTTCCGTCAATGACTGATACTCGCGCATGATTCGGGTCGCCCATGCTCGCCCGGCGTCGCCGCCCCATAGCGCCCATGCGATACGCCCGGCGGACGGATAGCCGTCTTCGCCCGGGCGGAATCCTTGCGCTTCTTTGTCGACTTCGTGACGGGCGAAGAAACTAATCATCCGGGCGATGGATGTGATCGAGAGGTTTCGGCGGTTGACGATGTCGCGGGCTCGGGCGACTCCGACTTCGGTTCCGCCTCGTCCGAATGTTTGACGCCATCCGAGGCCGAGTCGCGCCTCTCTCACCATCGCATCGTTCGGGGCGTAGGACTCTTGACGCTGTTCGGGTTTCGGTGCGCGCGGATGATCGGGATG